ACAAAGTGGATCATTTTTAAACTAAAAAATTAATATGAGCGGATTAAAAATAACAAAAGCGGCCATTTTAGCTTTTTTAAAAAAACATAGAAAGCCTTTGCAGACATGGGAAGCTAAAAATAGTAGGACAATGGGTATTACTGAAAGGAATTATTTACAAAGGAATCCTTCTGTTAGAGCTAAGCAGGGTGGAAATAGATCTAAGACCGGAAGAAGATATGGTGCGGCTAGTTCTGGCGAACTAAAAGTTTGGGATGCCTATGATGGGGGTGGTGCGGTGCAAGGGGCAACTCAAAGACTTGAAGCCCATATGGCAAAAAGACGTAGAAAAGTTACAGGTGCAGTTAAGAAGTTTAGGAAGCGTGGTGGTAAATTAAGTGAATATAAACAGCCTAATGAGGTGTATGCAACAGTAAGGAAATTACGCAGTATGCTCCCTAAAGGAACAAAAAAGAAAAAAGAGAAACTAACTTTGTTTAATTTTCCAAGATGAATGTATTATTCCTTAGCTGTGGGCAAGGACTAAGCCTAGCTTCCCGACTAGCTCAGGAAGGTCATAATGTTAAAACATTCATACATAATGACCAAGCAAACACAGGTTCAGGAATATATGAAAGAATATCTTCTTGGAAACCTTATGTAAATAATAGTGATATTGTAATTGCAGATGATCCTTATTTTGGCTATAAAGAAAATAGGTTTGAGAAGGCACCAACGCAAGTACTGGGGCTCAGTAAATTTTTTACTGTAGGTAGCCAGAACATAGGTAACAAAGTGGCTCTGATGAAACTAACAGGGCTGGAGTTATCTAATAAGAATCCTGAGTATTACATAGAAGCATGGTGGAATGGTCGTAAGTGGTGTACTCCATACATACAGTTAAGTTATCATTGGAATCTTATCTCAGAAACCTTAGGTCCACGACTTGGTCCTATGTGTACTGTAGCAAAAACTGTAGAAGAATTACCGCAGACTGTATTTGAAGGATTACGAAATCTTAAATCCATTTTTGAGAAGAACAGGTATCGAGGCCCTGTGCGGTTAGGATTCGACGGTCGAAAATTGGCAGACATTCATGTGGGATTCTCCTTTGATAGTACAGAGATATTCTTAGAAGGAATGCAACAGGATCCTTTAGATATACTAATTGAAGTGGCTGGAGGCGTTAGATCCGATCTAAACATGATTGATAATACTTATGTCTCGATGCGGATGCAACGTATAGGATGGCCAACAACAAAAGATCATGAGATTAAGGGTCTGTTTGAGGCGAATATAAAACATTGTGGCTTAGTTAATGTTAAGTACAATAAGGAAAGATATTATGCTACGCAGACTTTTGGTCCGATCTTAAAAGTAGTAGCCAGAGGTGACAACTCTAAGAATGCTTTTTCTCGGTGTGCTAGAACTTTAAGGAATTTAACCCTAGAGGATGCGGTATATCGAAATGATTTAATAGATACATATAAAACTAAAGAATACCCTAAGTTTAATGAAATAGCGAAGTTATGGAAGGATACGAAAACGGTAGACCAGACGTCGGTTGGTGGGAAGAACAAATCAATTCCGGCATAAAGTACCGAGAAAATTGGGCTAGCGAGGCTAAGTGGCCAATGTGGCAAGCGTTCTATCGGGGCGATTACCATGAGTCTATTTTGCCCAAGAATGTCATCTTTATGATGCTTAGGATGATGACTCCTAGGATTTATTTTCGTAATCCAGGCATCTCAATAACTCCTAAGAAGCCAGGACCTGAGGCTAGTGCAGTAGCTAAAGTAATGGAGCGTGTATCTAACCAGATGATGATACACATGGGTGTTAAAGTTGAAAGTAAGAAGCAAGTGCAAAATGCTTTTTTCACAGGCACTGGCATAGGTAAGTTTGGATTTGGTGCTGAGCATTCACCTACACCAAACGAAGAAGGTACTTTTGCTCCCATTACTAGATCAGGTGGGAAGGTTGAATACACGCAAGGTATTATGGATAATATGCCTTGGTATCGCACACTCGATACAGGTAACTTTGTAGTACCATGGGGCACTGATCGCTGGGAGAATACATGGTATGTAGCTGAGAAGATTAGCAGGCATTTGGATGATGTTGTCAATGACACAAGACTATCTCATAGGAAAGAAATACAGGATCGAGCCTATAAGAATAGAAAGAATTATCAGACACCATTCTCGGAGACTATCACTAATAACCCTAGAGAGACTGTAGACTTATGGGAAGTTAGAGACAAAAGGTCTGGTAAAGTATTCATAATAGCTCCTACAGCTACAGATAAGGTCTTGTATTATAATGATGATGAGTTACAAGTTAATAATGGCTTGCCATATTTTCCAATAACATTTAATCCAGATAATGATTGTTTCTGGGGCATTCCAGATATAAAAATATTAGAGCCTTTTCAGCGTGAGATTAATGAAATTAAGACGCAAATGATGAGGCACCGAAGATTGTCTATTGTTAAGTTTATTGCCACGGCTACGGCTATCAGTGAAGACGAAGCAGCCAAGTTACTTGATGAGGACGGACCGGGTCTAGTTAGGGTTCTAGATATAAACGGGATCAAGAACATTGAAGTTGCTCCAATTCCTGATAGCCTACACAAGGCTGAAGATCGTATAATGACTGATGTGCGTGAGATTATGGGTATGTCTCGGAACGAAGCAGGTTCATTTGGGGAAGGATCCGCAGATAGAACAGCCACAGAGGTTAAGGCTATACGGGAGGCCGCAAGTATAAGAGAGGATGAAAGGAGAGATTCTATTGCTGATGCTCATGTCGGTATGGTACGTCTAATGCATGAGGTTATTTATAAATATTGGACTGAGGAACAAGTAGTACAAGTAGTAGGGCCGGATCAACTACCAGTATGGGTATCTTTTGTAGGGAGAGAACTTGCTGGCTATAAATTCTTTATTAAAATAGATCCGGATCAATCTGTTAGTGAGACTAAGAGTATTAGGGAAGAACGGGCGCAAAGAATGTATGCTCTCTTGAAAGATAATCCATTAGTGGATTCTACCAAATTAACTAAATATCTTTTGGATAATATGATTGGAGTTCAATTTGATGATATGTTACAGCCTCAAGAAGGGGTTGGTAACAGTCAAGAGAATCCAATGCCAATGGGTCAATTTGCACAAATGCAACAGCCAGGAGTCGGAAATGCATAGAAAAAAAGGAAGTTTTAGGAACGGTAATAAAAAAGGTGCAAGATCAAACTTGCATAATTTTCGTAGTTCAAGCCAAGGATTAACGTGGAATGACCAGATTGCAGTTGAGGTTGCCGAAAAAGTAGAAGCAACAATAGAAGTAGTTGTTCCCCCAGTAGCTAAAAAACGAGGAAGACCAAAAAAGGTAAAATAATGGCTAGTCCTGAAACAGTTCAAATGCTGAAAGAGCTTCATGCTATGGCAAATCCAGATCGTGTAAATGACGAGAAGGATCGAGGTGCCGTTATGGAAGCTCAGTTTGATTATTTTAGAGCCCTTAAACAATTAGCACAGCAAGATCCAGAGCTAGAGCAACGGATACCAGAGTATCTTGATAATAACTTTGAGATTGCAAATGATGCTAGTAGTATGGGGATTAAAAATCTCAAAAAGTTTCTTGATGAAAGAGGAACGGAGACTTTACAGCAGATAGCACAGGAAGCAGATGCTAAGCAGATACAGCAAATGCAAATGGAACAGCAACATCAACAACAGCAACAAATGATGGCGCAAGTACCACAACAAATGGCACAGGGGCAACTTGGCTAATGTAATGCAAGCTAAAGCGGAGGATCCTACTTCCGCAATTAATTCTAAGTCTTTGGTAAGACAAGGCAATAAAATGGCGGCTAGAGGTACCGCTAATGTTGCTGCCAAAGCATTGCGAAAAACTGCCGGATTAGCTGGTAAAGTTCTTGGTACTTTATTTGGAACACCTGCTATAATTGCATCTGATTTGCTTGAGTCTAAGGTTGCAGGTACAGATAAATATGGAAGGGCTATTGATACACAAAAAGGTTTTCAGGCAGCCCAAGAAGATACGGCAACGGCTGATTACTTTGCTCAGTATGGTAGTTTTCCAGAGAATATAGATTTTACCAAACGTAGTCCTCAGGCTATTTTTGATAGAATAAAAAAGCAAACAGAAGCTCAAGTAATGGCAGAGGCATTGAGAAATCAAACTCCTTTCCAAAGGTCTAGAGGCATAAATAAACAACCAACTCCAGAAGATTTAGCAAGGCAATCATGGGGTAGGAAATTAATTAGTAATGAAGTTGTGCAAGGAGAATAATGCCAGCGTACGATTACCATTGCACTGCGTGTGATAAAACAGAAGAAAGGTTTGTTTCTTATAATGAAAGAAATGCCCAAAATTGTTTAGAGTGCTCCGATACTCTAACTATTGCTTGGGTGAAATCCCAAGCACCCGTTATCTTCCGAGAGGATAATTACCAAATTGGTGTCGATAATAGAGTCGGTACCCGCATATCATCTAAGCGTCGATTGCTTGATGAAATTAAATATGCAAACGATAGTAATCCTAATCCAGTAACTTTTGCAAGTGAATATTATGGATAGTAAAAAAGTAAATGACCAAACGGATATTAAAAAGATTCGTGAGGAAGTAAAGCCAATGGAGAGTACTCCTGTGGCAACAATTAATGTTGTGTATACCCCCAGAGGTGGTGGGTACCATCTTGACATTAAGTGCACCAACGCACACCTGATTGGAACCGGTAGATCTGAGAGGATCGCTAGTAAAATTAGAAAAGAAATACATCGCCAGCGGTATCATCAAATGGCACCAGCGGCATAGATAGGAGTAATATGGCTGAGGAAAGCGCAATAGAAGAACAACCCACGATGGGTGATTTAATGCAATTAGTGCATCAACAGGGGCAACAGATCGCTTCACTAAGTTCCCAGTTAGAATCAGCTGGTGAACAAATGTCTGCTTATACTGATGCATTGCAGCAGGAACAGGAATATGAACCTGACCATGGACAAATGTCCGAGGAAGAATTAGAAAGTATGACTAACGCTCAATTAATGGGTCACATTGAACAGAGAGTTGGCAATGCTATTCAAAATGCAGTAGGTTCAGCAATGGAGCCGGTAAGTAATGATCTTGCCGCAACTCAACAATATATGCAGAATAATAATGTTAATTCGGAGATTAATCGGATGTCTAATCTCCACTCAGATTTCCAGCCTTTGGCGAATGATATTGCAGATATTATTCAACAAAGATCCAATAATGGTTATAACATCTCAATGGAAGATGCTTACCATATTGCGAAAGCTGAACATCCAGATAAGGTTGCTGATATAAACAGAGAGCTTGCACCGCAGAGACCTTCTCTCGGAGGAGGACTACTGCCGACAAGCAAGATGATTGGTGAAACAGGCGAGGGCCAAGATATGGATTTCGATGAGGCTATGGATAAAGCCTTTAAAGAAGAAGTCACAGATCAAGGCTTAAACAATTTATTCGATGATTCTGGAATAGCTATATCAGAAGCATCATAACTTTAATAATAAGGTAAAAATGACGGTTCGTTCAAGGACGGAGGCGCTCGACAGCTTGGCTGTCAGCACATGGCGCCACATGAAGCAACGAATTGCCGATCAAGTATTTAACGAGGTAGTTTTCTTTGCATACTTGAAAAGCAAAGGTCGGTTGCAG